CTTCAGTTTGGGATTTTTATCCAGACCCAGATGCATTTAATATAGAAGACTGTACCTATGTAGTAGAAAGACATAGACTTACTAGATCTCAGCTACGTGCATTAAAGAAACGTCCATTCTTTAGATCTTCTGCAATAGAAGAAGCTATACTAGATGGTGAAAACTATGATCGTGAATGGTGGGAAGAAAGCCTAACTGACAATGAAGTAAGTTCAGAGTTTGGTTCAGGTAACTATTCTGGTGGTAGTGATGTAGAACGATTTGAAGTATTAGAGTTCTGGGGTACAATAGATAAAGAGATAGCTGAAAACCAAGGACTAGAAATACCTGCACAGTATCTAAATGATGATGAGATACAGATTAACTGTTGGACCTGTAATAATGAAATCCTAAGATTTGTTATCAATCCGTTTGTACCTAAACGTATTCCTTATGTTGCTAGTCCATACGAACTAAACCCATATAGTTTCTTTGGTGTAGGACTATCAGAGAATATGGATGATACCCAAACATTAATGAATGGTTTTATGAGATTAGCAGTTGACAATGCTATCTTATCTGGTAATCTATTGATTGAGGTAGATGAAACAAACCTAGCACCTGGTCAGGATCTTACAGTATATCCTGGTAAAATCTTTAGAAGACAAGGTGGTGCGCCAGGTCAAGCTATATTTGGTACAAAGTTTCCAAACGTGTCAAGTGAAAATATGATGTTGTTTGATAAGGCAAGAGTATTATCAGATGAGTCATCAGGATTACCATCGTATTCATACGGACAAACTGGTGTGCAGGGTACAGGTAGAACTGCATCAGGTATATCGATGTTGATGGGTGCAGCCAGTAATGCTATCCGTACAGTAATTAAAAACATGGATGACTATATGCTACGTCCAATGGGTGAAGCATTGTTTGCATTTAATATGCAGTTTGACTTTGATCCAGAGATAAAAGGTGATCTAGAGATTAGGGCCAGAGGCACGGAAAGCTTTATGAAGAATGAAGTTAGATCCCAACGTCTTATCAGTTTCTTGCAGATTGCAAGCAGTCCTGTATTAGCACCATTTGCTAAGTTCCCATACATCATGCGTGAGATAGCAGCAACTATGGACCTAGATGTAGATAAGGTAACAAACAATCCTGAAGAAGCATTTAGACAGGCATTGCTATTACAACAGATGCAACAACAAATTGTAGCAGAAAACCCACAACCACAACAAGATCCTACAGGTGCAGGAGGTGGTAATATAGGAACTGGTCAAGCACCAGCACCAGGTGAACAAGGATTTGCTACAGGTGGTGGACCTAATGCAGGAACACAACAGCAACAACAACAGGCACAAGCACCTCAAGGTGGTGGAGAACAAATACCACCAGAGCTAATGGCTATGCTACAGCAAGGAGGTGGTGGTAATGCTTGACGTTAAAACTGCTAGAGACATTTTACCGTTAGTCAATACACCAGATTTTGAGGAATTATTTAGTTTATACCTAGACTCTAAGAGACATGATGCGCTACGTGTACTAGAGCAGAGTGATGATGAGGTAGAAATATACAGAGCGCAAGGTGCTATTGCTATGCTTAGAAAGTTAAAGTCTATGCAAGTAGAAGTACAGACAGTATTAAAAGGAACTTAATATGGCAACTCCCCCAAGACCTAAACAAAGACCAAAAGATTTAGTTCAAAGGTACATTGATACAATTAATAGCCTTCCTGAAGATGAACTATTATTTAGAACAATTGTACGTGAAGCTGAAGGAGAGGGTGAGTTAGGTATGGCTTTAGTAGCAAAAGCTATATTTAATAGAAAAAAAATTATAGACTCAGGTACTCCTGTAGGTAAGTTTAAAGCTAAAGACGAAACAATAAAAGGTATTTTATTAGGAGATGGACAGTTTCAACCAGTAACAGGAGATTATAGAGTAGCAGAAGACTTAACAGAAGAACAAAGAAATAATGCAATTAAAGCTATAGAGTTAGCAAAAAATAATACAATGTTAAAAAGTAAATTAGAAGAAGAAAATTTTAGTAGTGACCAAATAAAGAATTTTTTAAATGTAACAGGTTTTAGAGGTCTTAAAGCAAAAGAAGATAAAAGTCAAGATGTAAATAAAATAATATTTAAAGGACACGTTTTTAATACAGCAGGTAATAAAGATTTAAATATAGAAAATCTTGAGTCTTTTGAAGGAACTACCTCTAGAGAAGATGGCAGAAAAGCTGTACCTTTACCTATGATGAAACCTGAAAGAGAAGATGGTAGAGAAGCTATACCGTTTCCTATGGAAAAACCTATAGAAGATGATACTCAAAAAATGTTAATTAATGAAGAGTCACCTAGAAAGTTTAGAGATATTCCTCCTCAAATAGAGTCACCAGAAGATAGAACATTAGTATCTGATGAAGAAGATATGGAAGATGCACCTACAGGTGACAGTATATTTACTGAGTTTTTTTCTATGTTAGGTGATGTTAGTGATGAAGACCAAGTATTTGAAGCAGATGAGTTAAACCTTAAAGAAGGTGGATCAGTTGAAGAAGTAGACTTTGTAGAAGAGAAGTCTGAGAAGAATGATCCTCCACCAGGAGCTACACCAGAAGAAGTAGCTGATGATATACCTGCTATGTTGTCTGAAGGTGAGTATGTGCTACCTGCTAATGTTGTAAAGTATATAGGCTTAGAGCGTATCATGGATATGCATAGAGGTGTGCTACGTGAGATACAACAGATGGAGGATCTAGGTATGATCCAGAATGTTGATGAGAATGGCAAGCCTGAAGATGATGATAAAGAGATGACTTTCCTAGAGCCTGAAGAAGGTGTAATGCAGGAAACTATAATTATTGCAGGTAAACCTAAAGATGGTATGATGTGTCCACCAGGATTTAATGAAGGTGCTGCTATAAATAGAAATGTAGATGTAGGAGATTTACGAGAAAACATTGCTAGTGAGAGATCCCCAGAAGGATTTACTACTACTTATGATCGTGATGTAGGTATTATAAACATAAAAACTCCTAGTGGTAATATTACTGTAGATGATACTATAGTTAATTACAATAAAGATCCTGATCAATCTACAGAAGGAGCAGATCCTGGTGCAAAGAATCAAGGTCTTGAAAAAGAATATGAAACATTTGAAGATTTTAAAAATGATTTTGTTCAATCTATGAAAGATATCTTTGGTATGTCAGATGATGATACTGTAAGCGATGATGAAGAAGCTATTAGTGTAGGTTATGATCCACAAACAGAAGTAGATCCTGGTTTTGATGAAGCTGATGAAGCTAAAGGCGGTTATGGACCAGGAGGAAGTGGACCTTCTGAAGCACCTGGTGAAGATGATGATCCTGGAATGGAAGATGGAGAGTTAAATAAAGGTGGACTTATGCAACGTAAAGGCTATGCTAATGGTGGTTCAGTAAACTATAACATAGCTGGTGTAGGTCAAGTAGGTGGTAATCTTACTCAAGGTGCTATGAATGAAATGGCAGAAGCTTTACCTAAACCTAAAACATACGATGAAATAAAGGGAGATGTACAAGGATTTGAGTTTCCTGAATTAAATACAGCTAGTACAGATCCTGATAGTGAGAACTACTATGGTCGTAAACTACAGGGTAATCTTTTAACTCAACGTCAAGAAAAAGCTGATCTTGTACATAGACCAGATCAAGGTAGAGATAATGCATACAATAACGATCAAGAATTGCAAGTGTTATTAAGAAGGGCAGGAGTAGATAGTGAAGACTTTCGTTTTGTAATGGATGAATATAAAACTGGTGCAAATGATTTACTTGGTCAGGGTCCAAGCACATTAAACGAACAATTAAAAAGTGGCTTAGATGCATTAACAGATAAACGTAGAATGATTAGAGATGGTGTAAAAGCTGAAGATATTCCTGAAGGTGCTACCAATAGAGATATGTTAAAGAAAATATTCTTCAATGAAATTGATGACTTTGGTGCAGAATTAGATAGAAATAATTATCAACCTAATGATAAAATAATAGGTATAATAAATCAAGACCCAAATAATTTTAACCCTAATGCTACAGAAGAGTATAAGGCTGCAATTAAGTCTTATGATTTAGATGGACCTGCTGATCCTCAAAAACTAGGATATGCAGCAAGTATGTTAGATAGTGACAGAGGAGCATCAGCAATACCTGTAAAAGAAGATAAAGGTTCAGGTATTATGGGTGAAAGAAGATACGTTGAAGGCGTAGGCTATGTAAAAGCAGCATAGTCAAATCAGGGCTACCTTCTACCCTTTTCATGGTGAAAAGCTACTAGATGCCCCCGAAAGAAAGAAACTAAAATGGAATCAGTACAAGAAGAAGTAAAATCAGCACCAATAATGTATAAAAGAATAAGCATAGAAGAAGAAGAAAAAGAAATACAAGAACTAGAGGCAGCAAGAAATGCTGAAAACAAACAAGTAGAAGAAGCAGAAAAAGATGAGGAGGAAACTCAATCTTTAGATGCAGAAGAAAAAACCTTTAAAAAAAGATATGGAGATCTAAGAAGACATCAGCAAAAGATACAAGAGCAACATTCTGATGAGATACATAAGTTAAAAGTTCAGATAGAAGGTCTAACTAAGAAACAGGTAAAGTTGCCTAAATCTGATGAAGAGTTAGAAGAATGGACAGAAAAGTATCCTGATGTTGCAAAGATAGTAGAAACCATTGCAACTAAGAAAGCATTAGAAGCACGTAAAGATGTAGATGAAAAGCTACGTTACGTAGACGAAATGCAAACTAAAGTTAAAATGGAAAGAGCAGAGAGTGAACTAGAGAAACTTCACCCTGACTTTGCAGATATAAGAGCAGATCAAAACTTTCACGATTGGGTAGCAGAACAACCTAAGTGGATACAATCTGCATTATATGAGAATGACACAGATCATCTTGCAGCAGCCAAAGCAATAGACTTATATAAGTTAGAAACTAAACGAGGATCTAAAAAAGCTAGTGCTACTAAAGATGCAGCTAGATCTGTTTCTAATGCTAAACGCTCTGAAGAACCTACAACAGTAGATAAAAATGTATGGTCAGAGTCAAGAGTAAAAAATCTTAGTGGTAGAGATTGGGATAAATTTGAAGAAGCTATCTCAGAATCTGTAAAAAATGGTACATTTGTATATGATTTAACTGGTGCAGCAAGATAAAGTGCTTGACAAATTAATTTAAATGTGATATACTATATACAATTATATAACTAGCTGATGATTAAAACATTGGCTAGTTCCTTTTAGGAGCCTCTTTATAGACTACCTCCTGTTTACGCTAACTCTAAACATATCAACTACCTACAATCGTTAGGCCAGGTTTATCCTACACCCTAAAGATGTAGCCTTGAAACTGTCAAAGTTGGCTCGTTTCGTAATAGCCGAAAGGAGATAACCAATGGCTTTTAAGACTGCAACTGGTTATGGAAATCTACCTAATGGTAACTTCTCTCCTGTAATTTACAGTAAGAAGGTACAATCAGCTTTCCGTAAAACTAGTGTTTGTGAAGATATAACCAACAGTGATTACTTTGGTGAGATATCTAATTTTGGTGATACAGTGCGTATTATCAAAGAACCAGAAATCACAATTTCTGAATATGCAAGGGGTACGCAAGTAACTCCTCAAGACCTACAAGATGATGACTTTACTCTTGTTGTCGATAAAGCTAACTACTTTGCTTTTAAAATCGATGACATTGAGGAAGCTCATTCTCATGTAAACTTTGAGTCAATGGCTAGTGATCGTGCTGGCTATCGTCTAAAAGATCAATTTGACATGGAAGTACTAGGTTACTTGACAGGTTTCAAACAAGCTACAATTAGCTCTGTTGCTGGAACTGCAAGAGTAGCTGCTGATAAATCAGGCACTGATCCTATTGCAGGAGCAGCCGCTAATGGTTTGTTAGCCTCTATGTTGATTGCTCGTAATAGCTTTGTTTCTGGTGGTGCTGCTACCGATTCAATAGCCCTACATCCAGACGGATCTACTGGTGAAGCAACTCCTTTGGAAGTGCTAAACCGTATGGCTCGTTTACTCGATCAGCA